TTTTTTTTTTCAAAGAGAAGACGTAATACGATCTGCCTAAGTGACTGGAGTTCAAACGTGTGCTCTTCCGATCTCAATAGCAGGTGTTGCCTTAAAAGAACTGGGGAATGTTATATTAGTAGTACCAGTAAAATTAAGGTCACTTTGAGCTTCTACCCGATCAGGCATATCCACAGTCACTGATAACCCAGTAATTGCAGGGCTTGAACTATTGTCAGAAGATAAAAGTTTTGCCCTAAATTTGATAGCTCTTGCAGTAACATCTGCTACAAAGAAATCTTGCCAAGCACTCCAATTAGGCATACCAGAAGGGTCATCATTTGTATAAGCAAACTGCATGATTACAGAAGTATTATCAAAGTTATTAGGATCACCATCGAATAGACCTATACGAGCATCGAAATCTCCAGTTGTAGTATCAAACGTATTACTATAGCTTGCCAGAGTAAGCCCAATATCAGTAGAGATACGAGATACATATTTAGCCCCAAGATCAATGTAATTAGCAAACTCATAATAACCAGAGCCAACTAATTCACTACCAAAATCAAATAGCCCCAAGGCAGAGTCAAAGTCTCCAGTTGTACTATCAAAAAGTGTAGCACTAGTTAAAATAAGAGAAGGGATACCAGAGATTTCTGAAACAGCTAGGTTTGTCTTAATTCCAGAGAAAGTTGGGTTTTCTGTGAGAGTAGCTACGACATTAAGGTTATCAATGTTTGCTGTGTCTGTTATGACAACAACAGAGGTTGGTGTTAAACTCCCATTACCTAACTTATCATAAGCACGAATAAAATAAGTACCTGTCTTGGCGGGAACAACAACACTTGTGGCTGGACGAGAGACTTTGCTAGTTACATCCACACCATTTGAATAAGTTGCCCCAAGGGTCTCTTTAGAATATCTGATTCTATAGTGAGAAAGGTCTAGATCAGGGGCGGCTGTCCAAGTTAAGTGCAGGGAATTTCCAACCACGTTAGCAGAGAAGTTCTCTACATTTGATGGAGGGTCAATGAATGGTGAAACAAACCAGTTAGAAATTGTATTCCAAGGCCCACGTATATTAAAAAAGTTTACTGCTCTAGCTCGTACATCGTAGAAAGCATCTACAACACCAATAATTTCCGCCTTTCCTGTGGAAAATCTGCCAAGACCAACAAAATTACTGTCCGAAGATAGTTTATATTCAACCTCTACGTAATTTACACTTGGGTCGCTAAATGTAATATCAATTTTTAGTACCCCAAAGACTTGTTCGTTAATAATCCTGAGTTCATCGCTAAAAGAAACCCCAACAGTGATTGGAGTAAAAGGGTCTGGAAGGGTAGTTGTATTACTTTCAAACACAGAAGGCTCTGTTGAAGTAAATACCCCTTGACTGATCTCTCTAAGCGTCATCTGGGTTTGAACATCAAGGTCTTCAGTTAGGCCAAAAGTCCACTCTATTACTTCGAAGGGCTTATTAGTCCAGCCAAATCTTTGATTATTGATATAAACAAAATCCCCAACTTGAACTTGAAAGGCTTTAATACCAAAAGAAGCACTAAAGGTTAATTGTTCTCTATTACGATTAAGGGCAATACGAGCGATTCTTTGTGCTGTAGCACTAGATGAAGTAAAAGGCAGGGTAAAATCTAATACGTTTACTAGCCCATTATCAGCGGCCAAAAATACAGGGTCACTGACCTCTGGATAGTCTGCTGCTTGCCAATCGCTCTCTGCTCCCCTAAATGTACCTTTTACAGAATTAAAATTATCTCTACGAGAATGCCTAGTTGATAAAGAAATCCCAGAGCGCAAGTCATTTTCGTCAAAAGACACAGTTGGTTCAGTCCAAGTAGAGGCTTTCATGCGCCACTTACCTTGACCATACCACAATAAACCTCCCATTGAGGTCAACAAATCATTCAGAATTGAGGCTGGTTGAACACCTGTAATAAATGCTCCATTACAAGTATATCTCTTTTGATCGTACACTACTTGATCACATATGGTAACAGCAGTACTTACAAGTTCATCGTCAATCCGAGAAGCGTCTTGATTTAATCCATAAGCAGAGGTCAGGTAATCTCTCAGACATAAAGCAGGGTTATCACTCCAAGCAGTAGTGTTGGTTGCAGGATTATAAACCTTTTTCCCACGAATAGTAGCAGATACAGAAGGTAAGCCATTGGGAAAAGCGTCTTGATTATAGGTAAACCTAACATAAATATAAGATATACCCTGTAACCTATGGTTCGTTGTCCAGACCCCATCAGATAAACCTGAGGTTTCTGCTATAAGATCGGGATCAGCATTTTGTGTTGTTGTACCAAGATAGGTCTTAATACGTACATAACCATTGTATCTAGAAGGAGAGGTCACATTGCCCGAACCATCAAGTGTTACAAGTTCATCATTAAGATAAATCTGTCTATAACTATCAACCTCGTGTCCAGAAAAAGCAATAACCCTGTGTAAGAATTTATTATCAACACCCGTAGAGGCATCATATACACGAACACCACCAACCTTAGTTTCACCATAAATAATTTGATGATCTAGGGCCGATCCAGAGTCTCCTCGTAAACTATACCCACCACTAGGGCCACCACCACCACTAGTTTTAGCTTTAGGTGTAAGCGCATTAAGCGCAGCGCCCATAGCAGTTCTTACCAAAAAGGTGGTTAAAATTGAGCCTCCAAACAAAGCCCCCCCAGTAAAAACAGTTGCCCCAGTTGATAGGGCTGCTATTATTGCTGATACTGCCATTACAACACCTTTGAGTAAAGATTTTCTACGTGTTTATACCCTAACCAAATGAGTAGAGAATCAAAAGGTTTATGTCTTTTTGTGTTGACGACCATAACTTCTACACCATCTACTTTCAAACATTTCTCGGCAAACTTCATAAGTCTGACACTAGTAAAACCCTTACGATAATCTTCGTCAACAAAAAGAATATCATTGTAAGCAAACAAGTGATCTTTATAGTGGATATGGGCTTTTACAAATACAACAAAATAGCCAACAAGTTTTTTTCCGTCTTCTCTAGCAGTAAAAATCTTGAGTATATCTGCATCCTCTAGATCAGCATAGGCTTTCCAATCTGGATTTAGCTTAATCTTTTCCTTGTTAAGGGCTATTTCTTTCCAGTGTTTTTCTAACAAAGGAATAGCGTCTGCTTTACAAGTAGCTAAAGATTCTTGTTGATATGTTATCACTTAGCTACTCTCCCCCAAAAGATTTCTTTATCCTGCAATGAAGCTACATACTCTAGGCCACGATCACTAGGAAAACGAGACTTCTGGTCTTCATTAGTAAATCTTCTTACGACTGGACGTTCTAGTTTAACTAGTACGTTCTCAGCAGTAACGGAGATATTAGCCGTTTCCACTTGTTCTTCTATATTCATTTGGTCTAGTTCACCAGAAAACACTTCCACATAATCAGATGGACTGTTAGTTATCCCAAAGTAAATACGACACTCCCGCCCTTGGTAAGGTTCTTGTAAAGCAAAGGAAAGGAACCTAGAAGGTATCCCAGACATAGTAATTGTTGCACCCTTAGCTTCCATTTCAGTAGTCTCTGATACAGAAGATATGTTAAGGAGTTCACCAGTTCCAATGTAAGTTTTAGCCCCAATAGTTAAATCTCCATAACCAGACCAAACATACAAGGGTGCGCTATCAAAATCTAAATCAACAGCAAAGAATGGAGTAATAACGCTATCATCAAGGGCATTAAGTACTGGTGTAGTAATATCCCTGCTCATATTAAACTGCCTCTACACAATCAAAACTAATGCCATAACTACTGGCACTGTCGATGCTGAATGATTGCTGACCACTAGACAAGCGGAACCTGCCAACAGTATTATTTAGTGTCACAGTAGCGCCTGTCACAGAAGAACGAAGTTTAGGCCAAATCTCTAAAGTCCCGCTACCACTTCGATCAACAAGTACTTTATGCAGGGTTGCTGTACTGCCAGAGCCAAGTTGAATATAGTCACCAGCCAGCAAAGTACCTGTCATAGTGATCGTAGGGCTAGATGATCCAGCAGTCCCTGTAAGCGTGGCTGTAGAGGCTGTTCCCCTAGGGGCCTTAGCATTAGGGTCTCCCAAGAGGAAGGTTCCTACAGGCCCGTTCAGAGCCAATAGGAAAGCGTTCCAAGGTTCAGCTAAGTCTCTACGTACTGGTGGAATAGAGACCGAAGCTGTCCACCTTTGACCAGCATGTTGAATAATCTGTTGCTGGAAAGTAAATGGGGATTGACTAATTGCAACAGCATTATTAGCATATAGTGTTATTTCAGCAATACCAATAGAAGTAGGTAGTGTTAGTGGGTAAGTAATTGCCATAAAATCTTTCCTTAGCCAAACGCAGCTTTCATTTGTCCACCACGTCTACGAGCGTCAATAACGGCACTCTTAGTGGCACTTGTAATCTGTGGCATAAGTTTCGCCACTTCAGCACGAATAGCGGCAGGATCAGAGCCACCAGTTACATTGATATTATTAACCACGTTTACAGAACCAGAAGCACCCTCGACAGAAACACCAAGTTTACCACCTCTACCACGCTTGAGTGGCATGATTGCCTCTGGGCCAGCTTCACCCATTAGACCAGTTTTACCACCAGCCATAGGGAAGTAAGTAGGGCCATCAACAACACCACCATTAGCATAGGCTTGGATTTGACGACCAGCACTAAAAGCACCACCATTAGCAAACAAGCCCCCAATTAAGCCAGCAATACCAGTTCCATTCTGTGCATTACCAACAAGACGCTGTACAACAAGAACATCATACAACTGTCTGATAATGTCACGTGCCATATCTCTAAAGGCTTCTTTTGTAGTCTTTGTGCCATCTACAATAGACATAAGACCATCACCGATAGTATCAGCCACGCTTTGCTGTAGAGACTGCATTTGTTGCAGAGCTTCTTTTTCTTTGTTAATGGCTTCTAGACGAGCAACAGCACCTTGGATAGCTGCATCAGAATATTCTTTATCAGAGCCTTTAATGGCTTGCATAACCTCTTTATATGCTTCTGATGTACCAAGTAGTTCTTTCTCAAGTTCTACTCTCTTTAGAAGTGCTTCAAGAGCATCTGGACTAGCAACACCCCCGCCACCACCACCGCCGTTACCTGTGCTTGGCAACATTGGGATACCATCTGGGCCAATCATGGGCATACCTGCACCAACATTAGCACCACGAGAGCCATATCTTTGCATGGCTTGTCCGCCAGCGGAAAACTCAAATTGAAGTTGCTTTAACCTGTCACTAGCAGCCAGATTGACCATATTTGTAGCAGCAGATAAAGAGATGCCCAAATTTGAAGCAAGAACTCTAGCTGCTTCTGCTGCCCTGTTAATTCCACCTTCGATATTTACAGTAGAGAGACCTAGTGCATCAAGGTGCGCTTCCCCAATGCTCTTAGCGATCTCAGCCCTTTTTCTTGATTCCTCTACAATAGTAGACAGAATAGAAATGCCCAAAGCTCTCTTTGCTTCTAGGTCACGAAGACCTTGTTCGTTTTGAGCATCAATACGGGCATTATTCATTTCCCGTGCTTTAGCAAGTCCGACTTCTTGTTGATAAGCATGGAGTTCAGCTTTTGCCTTTTCTACAGCAGCATCAGCAGCCTCTTGTGCTAATTTTGCTTGCATGGATGCAACAGCAATACCAGCCCCACCTCGACCATAAGAAAGGCTTTGTTTTAGGGCTAGTTCGTCTGCTTTTTTTGCAGCGTCTTCATAGGCTTTTGCTAGTCTGTCTAGTTCTTCTCTTGTCCCAACTAGGTTTTCATCAAACTTCGGATCATTTAGTTTCATACGCTCAGTATTGAGTTCTTTAGTAGCATCACGTAGTTTTTGAAATGCGTCTACAGTTTTAACTGTTTCTTCTTTAGTCCTAGTCATATAGGCAAGGATACCAGTAATCACTGGAATTGCTATCCCAAGTGCAGTGAAAACCCCAATCATTTTTGTAGACTGAGATAGCATTGCAAATGTACCGACAAGCTGGGTAGCCTGTTGTCCGAAAGCAACAAAAAAGTTAGTCCCAGATTGAACTTGAACTGCTAAGTCACCCACTTGATAACCAAATTGCTGTGTAACCAAGCCTAGCTGATTTGTGTAACCTTTGGCCTGATTAACGTGCCTTCCGTAGTTTTGGACTGCCACAGAACTATCATTCATGCGTTGTTGTAGACTTGCTATCGCAGCATCTGTTTGTTGCACACCTTTTGCATATTGCTCAAGGGTTATCTTGTTTTTATTAACAGCTTTATCCAAGATTGCATAATTCTTCTCTAGTCTTTCAGCGGCTTTGATAGAATTTACAACCGCGCCATTTAAGGTGTTAAGACCTTTATAGGCAGCATCAGCATTGCTTTTTACGTTAATACCAATTTCAACTAAGTCATTAGCCATTAGCCACCCCCATGTAGACCTCATCTAACCTAATGATTGCTTGTATTTCCCAAGTATCTATCGGTGTTTCAGTCAATTCTTTCCACGCTTTTATCTGCTCAAAGGTAATTGGGTTAGGCCCAGAAAACCCCATACTTCTTCTATTGCTCACCATTTGTTTGACTTGGAAATATTTATGTCAGCGGGTAACACTTGCAAGTTCCAAGGGACATGGAGGCCACAAACGTTTTTACCTTGTAGGGGAACAACATGATCTACGTGATATTTTTCGCCGCTGACCACTTCGCAATCCCTTGCATATAGGTAAAAAGACTCTATTGCCTCATACTGAGCCTCAGTCAACCAAGATCGGAAGAGCACACGTCTGAACTCCAGTCACTTAGGCAGCTCGTATGCCGTCTTCTGCTTGAAAAAAAAACATATAAGAAGAACTAGAATTGAGAAAAAAGGAGGGTAGGCAAGGGAGATCGTGGAGCCTAACACAGCGAGTCGAGACGTAAGGAGATAAAACGTGAGATGAGAGAGGAACTCAAACTACAAAA